CTGTTGCCTGTGTACGGCCTGCTGTTTACAACTTTAGGGTTGGCAGGTATCACTTGCTTTTTTTGTTGCCAAACACGTTGCTTGACTCGCCGCCTTGTTTAGCGTTAACACCGTTGCCGATTGCGTAGCCAAGAATCATTGTCAGCATTGGTACGCCTGATGCCATGTCTATTTTGTCAAAGATCATTAGCGCGGTAAGACACAATAGACCAACAAGCAAAATTACAAACTTTGGCAGGTTATTGACTGTCATCATTATCCAAGTAGTAGCGCGGCTTCATCGGCTGTAATTCCTAGCCTGTCGAGCACGGCTTGTTTTAATGTGGCTTTGTCTGCAATTGCTTTTGCTTGTGCAACTGCTTCGGCCTTGTCTGCAGCCGCTTGCGCGGTTTCATCAGCGTTTAGATTGCGTTCTACAATTTCGCCTGTTGTTGCATCATGTTCAGTTATTTTGCTCATGTGTTTGCCAATCCATAAACTCTGACTGTGCCGTTAGAAAATGTGCCAGTAGCTAAAATTAACGAAAAACCGTCATAACTTGCAGCAACGTTATGAAAACCTGAACCGTTTTGCACGCCCCTGCTTGTTTCGTGGTCTGCACCTAAAAACTGGTAACTGGTTGTTGACGCAGAAAATGGTTGCTGAATAAAAATTGTGCCACCGGTTTTTTGCGTGTTTTGTATTTGTGCAAATGGCATAACAACCGCTGTGCCGTTATTGGCGGTGCGTGAACTATAAGTTCCAGCAGAATAAGTGCTGTCTAAAGCAACTGCGTAATACCCAGTAACGCTGTCAACACCGCCTACTCGAAACCTAAAGGTTACGCCGGATTGCGCGCTGGCGTTAGCGTCAGACACAACAACCATATAACTTAAGTAGGTTGCACTAAAACAATTGTTAACGCTTGTTGAGCTGCTTGCTAAACTTGTTGTGCTAATTAAAGTTAAAGCACCAGATGCAGGCCCGACCGTAGCCCACGCTGACCCGGTGTAATACTGCACAACGTCTGTGCTTTCTAAGTAGCACAACTGGCCTTCTGCCAATACTTTGTTGCTGCCACCAAAAGCCGCATCCCGCGTAACAGTGGTTGCAAATACTGGTATGCCTGTGGCGGCGCTTATGTTTTGTTGTGCAGCGGTTAAAACGGTATTTGCCACAAACAGTGGTACTGAGGTTTGCGCGTTTGCTCCCATAGTTAAACTTTAGCCTAGCCAAGCGCGTTCGTGGTAGATAGCACACCAAACGTTATGTCATCTAAAATAAACTGGTCAAGAATGGTCGTGGCTGATGTCCACAAGGTCATGCGGTGGCCTGTGTTCATGTCAATAACGTGATCTATGCCCTCAACGCTTAAATCCTGATTGACACTTAACGGTGTGCCAGATGTAAAGGTCTTAGTAATTGACACCGTTTGACCAATTTCTATAGGTGCTAACGCCGTTTTTTGGGCATCGGTTAGGCTGGCAAAGGTTGTTGACACATTTGTAAAACGTGGGCGCGGCTGTGGGTAAAGCAGGTAACTGGCAAGTGTTGCAGCTTGTGCGTTATTACTTAGCAGGCTGTCTGTAATTGCCTCTGTTTGCGTAAAGTACTGTGCAATTGACGATGCGTTGCTGGCGTTTTGTAACGTGCCACCAGACGCAATGGTGACGTTGGCATTGTTAATAACTGATTGCTGGTCAAACTCTACAAGGATGCTGTCATACGGTGTGGCTGTGCCGGTGTCGTTAAACGTGGCTGTCGCTGCGTCAAGCGTTGTGCCTACGCGAGGTTGCGCGGTCAGCACGTTTGCTCGACTACAGAAAATACGGCCTTGCTCAGCCTGCTGGATGCGGTTTATGTAGGCGTTGACGTTTGTGCCGCTAGCGATCGTGTAAGCGCCTAGCGTGGCTGAAGGGCTAGCGGTAAGGCTTGTAGCGCCTGTGTAATTTGCAGCGCTTAAAACGGCTGTAATGCGCGCTGATGAGGTTTGGCTAGTAGTGGCTGTTTCGGGCAGATTGCCCTGTGACAGCACATAAGTGTTATCGGCGGCTGCAATGCTGTAGGTGGTCATTCCAGCCATGTTGTAGGTCTGGTTAAACGTAGTTACTACACCTGTAAAAAGGTACTCACCGTTGCGGCTAAGCCTGATCGGGCGCAATGGCGCTAGACCTGGCTGATCTGTCAATTGGTTGTAATACACGCTAGATGTGTTAAGCGGGTCATAATCACGGTTGCCTACTGGCACGCTGATTGACACAGACATTGTGCCCGGCCCAAATACGTCTAAGGGTTTGTGGCGGCCTCGACTAATAGTAATTAACTGTGCTACATCGGTAATGTCGTTAAAGTCCACGCCGTCACCGTCAAGCACATCTGTGCCGTTAAGTGTTGAGTCATCAAGATAAAAGGCAGATGAGTCATAACCGCTGGACAGCTCTAAAAGGTATGTGCCGCCAGTGATGACGGTTGCACCAGCCATTACCTAATAGCCAAGTCAAGCGGCCCATACACTTGCGTGTATTGCGTTAGCGCGTCAACAACTGATCTGCCAATATCGGCTGCAGATGAGATACCGCCAGACACGTTGATTGTTACGCCACCGCCCATGCCACCGTTTCTGCCGTTTAACGGTATGACTGCCTCTGGGCCTGCTTCACCAATCATTGCCAATGTCGGGCCTGTCACGATGCCACCGCTAGCCATTCGAGGAATAGTTATTTGGCTTGCTGGGCTTGGCTTGTCGTTTTTGCTTAAAAAATTGCCAGCACCATCAAGGATGTTTGCTACTTGACCCACAATTGGAAAAACAAGACCGCCAAGTAACCGCGCTGCAAAACCGCCAATTTTGTTAATTCTGTCCATTGAGTCTGCCAATTTGTTAAAAGCGACAGCCATTGCAACAATGCCAACTGCGGCTATAACAAAAGGGTTTAATGACATTGCAAGATTAACTGCCACAATTGATGCGGCAACAGCACCAATTGCAGCAGCAATTTTAATAAACGCGTCTGGGTTATCTTGTGCCCAATCCGCAAAGTTTTGCAAGATCGGCAGACCTGCCTCAATTACAGGAATAAGAGCTGCGCCGATTGATTCTTTAGTTTCGTCTAAAGAGTTTTTTAATATCTTAAATTTACCTGCTGCAGTGTTTGCGCCGGCTGCTGCTGCACCGCCAAACGTGCCGCCTAAAACATTCATTACGTCATCAAGTGATGCGCCGTCTTTAATCATCATTTTAATCTCTGGCGATAAGGCTTGTAAGCCTTTCATGTTGCCGCCGTAAGCCTTAGCAAGAGCATCGCTTACCTCTGCCAATGATTTGCCTGACCCTGCAGAAATGTCTTGTGCCAATGACAGAGCGTCTGTGGCTGTAGCAATATCTTTAGTGCCACGCACAAGGCTTGCCAATGCCGGACGCAATTCGCTATCGGCTGTACCAGTTGCTCTAGACATCGAGGCAATCATGTCCTCGCTGGCTTTAACTTGTGCGTCTGTTGCGCCAGTGACGTTTTGCAATGTCAAAGCCAAAATTGCTTGCTCCGCTTCGTCCTCCATTGCTGCTTTAGTTGCGCCGACAAGAGCAACGCCTAAACCTGCGAGAGCTGCTGCCGCTGGCACTGCAGCCTTTTTTATTGCAAACTGTGCTTTTTCGCCTGCAGTCTCTAACTGCTTAAATTCTTTAATTGCTTTGTTAATACCTTTGCCATCAAACTCTGAGATAATTGGAATAGATAGCATTACATTGCCCGCCTTACTGTGCGCGCCGTGTCTAATATCATCTTTTCCATTTCTGACTCAATGCCTCGCCGCGCTTTATACACGGCAGGCCCAATCAAACGTGTGCGACCAGCGCCGACAAAACCTAACTGATCGCCTAAACGATTTGCGTTAGCGCGGCCTGCAGTCTCAAAGATCGCTGTTGCTGGGTCTTTTTGCTCTATCAGGATTACGCCTACAGCATTGCGCCGAGTGTCAATACGCAATTTGACACCGCTTTTTGCTTTTGCCACGCTAAACGGAAATAACTGACGGCCTCGACTAGACCACTTGTAAGCCATACCAGACAACGGCACTTGCGTGTATTGATCTTTTGCCGCGTTAATTGCTGGTTGTGCAATCTCGTTTGCTTTTGTTCTAAAGTCTTTTTGCAACTGTGGGTCAATCTTTTTTAGCGCGTTAATAGTGTCTTTAACCCCTAACACTTGGATTGTTGTTGATGTTGACATTGTTACCGCTTCCGTTGCTCGTTAATAACTGTAATCACTGTAAGCAAGTCGCGCGCGCCAAACGGTATTTGTTGTTCAGGCCAAAAACCTGTTGCGGCACAAAC